CTAGATGATTATGAAGAAGGTACTTGGACACCTGTTATTTTGCCATCAGCTGGTTCGCTAACTTCCTATACATCTTCTGGGAAATATGTAAAAGTTGGGCAAGCTGTAACACTTTCTTTTCAAATTAGTATTGGAACCCAAGGAACGGCAAGTGGTACAGGAAATTTAAGTAATCTTCCGTTTCAAGCTACATCTCCAGCAGCAGGAAATAGAGTTGCAATTGGGGTTGCTAGAGAAAACGCTGCTACTGGAAATATGTATCAATGGTATATAAATAGTGGAGCAACTACAGGAGATATTATAACTCTTACCAATGGCTCTATTCCTTGGTCAAACGGTTATCAATACATATTTACAATTACTTACCAATCGGCAGCTTAATTAACTAGATTAGATTAGTCTAGTCGGACACTTAACAGGAGAATTATCATGGCATTAACTAAAGAAACAGTAGTAGATCAAATAACAGTAACCGAGAACGGCACAGTCTTGTATCGTGAAGCTACACGCATTATGGAAGATGGCAATCAAATCAGCCAGACATACCACCGCACTAGCCTCACACCAGCCCAAGACTTAACAGGTCAGCCAGCCAATGTGGTAGCTATCTGCAATGCGGCATGGACAGACGAAGTAATCGCAGCATACGCAGCACAGCAAGAAGCCAACAAACCAGCAGGAGTCTAATATGACAACCACAATCGGGGGTTCATACCCAGCCGTCAATAGCGACAGCGATGCAACCATAAACGGACTTACTGTTGGTAAGGGTGCAGGAAGTATTGTTAGTAATACCGCAGTTGGTTCTACTGCTTTAACTGGAAACACTACTGGTTCATCAAATACTTCTGTTGGTAGAGAAAATATGTATAGCAATACCACAGGTAGTTTAAATACTGCTGTTGGTAATTCTGCAATGTTTTATAACACAACTGGCGCAAGCAATACGGCTGTTGGTAGCAATGCACTCCAAGCAAACACCACCGCATCTAATAACACAGCAGTAGGTTATCAAGCCTGTTACGCTGGTAATTCACCAATAAACAATACTGCATTAGGGTATCAAGCACTTTATAACTCTGCTACTTACAACAATGTGGGCGTTGGCTACCGTGCTGGCTATGCTTTGACATCAGGTCAGGCTAATGTGGTAATGGGAACAAATGCTTTATCAACAGCAACAACCAGCACTCAATCAGTAGCTATTGGTCAAGAATCTTTAGCTGCTACAACAACAGGTGCTAATAATACTGCTTTAGGTTATCAAGCCCTTGTTTCAAACACCACAGCTTCTAATAACACAGCAGTAGGTTATCAAGCTGGATATAGTTGTACAGTTAGTCCACAAAATACATTTATTGGTGTGAGGGCTGGTTATAGCTCTAATGCTACGGCTAGTGGAAATGGTTACAACACTTGTGTTGGTTATCGTGCTGGATTTAGCTTAACAACTGGTTATGGCAATACATTTATTGGTTCTAATAATGGCACAGGTTTAGGCTCTGGTGATTTAATTACAACTGGCAACAACAACAGTATTCTTGGTGCCTATAACGGCAATTCAGGCAGTCTAGACATCCGTACATTAAGTAATAATGTTGTTTTATCTGATGGCGATGGCAATGTTAAAACTTGGTACGATAGTAGTGGCACTATGTATTTGGGTTGCACTTCTTTCCAGTTAGCTAACAGAGGCGTTGCAATTAATAATACAGGTAGTGCAATTTTTGGAGATAGCCAAACAGGTACTGGACCGCAAATTTATGTTACAAACGTATGGTCTAACGTAGCTAATGGCTATAGATATTTTTCATTCCGAGTAAATACTGCTGGTAACGAAGTTGGAACAATTTCTACAAATGGAACTTCAACGACCTCTTACAATACTTCTTCTGATTATCGTTTAAAACAAGATATTCAGCCAATGACAGGCGCTTTGGCTAGGGTTGCGTTATTAAAACCTGTAACTTATAAATGGAAAGCTGATGGCTCTGTTGGAGAAGGGTTTATTGCTCATGAACTTCAAGAAGTTTGTCCAATTGCTGTAACAGGTGAAAAAGATGCTGTTGAAGAAGATGGAAAGCCACACTATCAAGGCATTGATACAAGCCACCTTGTAGGAATTTTGACAGCTGCAATCCAAGAACTTAAAGCAGAATTTGATGCTTATAAAGCAACCCACCCTTAAAGGAAAATAAAATGACTGAACTCGTACAAGAAGTAACCGCAGAAGAAATCGCCCAGCATTACAAGGCGGCTCTTGATTCCGTAGCCCTCATCAATGGCGACCAGCCAGAGAACACTACTGACGAAGAGTGGGCAGATACCCTGCTTCGCAACAAAGAACATTTAAACATTATGCTGGCAAAAGACTTCTGGACTACAGAAGACCTAAAACCATTAGAAAACGCAGCCAAATAATGTCTGAGTTTATTGACAAAAACGAGGCGGCCCTGTCCGCCCACGAGCGCATCTGTGAGATCCGCTATGAGTCCATCTGCGCCAGACTAAAGCGTCTGGAGCAGTTGCTCATTGGCTCCGCTGGCTTTATCATCGTGACCCTAATCACCATCGTATTTAAAATACACAAATGATCAATGTCAGACCCATTCGGAATAACAGAGGGCACCAAGACCCTCGCCGGGAGCCTAGACTCCGCCCGTGAAGGATCTAAACAACTAAGCAAGTCACTCGAAGGCATTCAAAAAGATGCCGTTGACCTTGCAAACCAAAGAGCCAACGAGCGCATCCGCGCCAGACGTGAGGCTGAATTTAAGAAACAAAATGCACTCATCAAAGCCCTTGAAGAGTGGAAACGCAAGAAGCAGATCTCCGACGAGGAGGCCAGATTAAAGATTGACTTTGTCAAAAAGTATGGCGCCAAGGAGTGGGACGCACTGCTCCGAATAAAACTAGACATTGAGAATCTAGAGAGGAAAAATAATGAAGAATTTCAACATGACCTTAAAGCGGTTAGAAGAGTGCAAGTCTACTGTTTTGCACTTGCTGCGCTCATTGCATGGTATCTTACGTGGGGTATTAAAGGGTAAGTGATGGATACACTACTTGGACTTCTTAAAGGCGTTGCTCCTGTCTTGGCTACTGCTATCGCTGGCCCTGCTGGCGGAGCGGCTGTGGGCTGGCTTGCTAATAAATTAGGTGTACCAGACGCTACCGTAGAGGGCATTACAGAAGCCCTAACAGGCAATCCCGAACTTACTATGAAGCTCAAAGAGCTCGACCTTGAGTACGCTAAGATGGACGCACAAGACCGTGACAGCGCCCGTCAAGCCTACGCCGCGGTTGCTACATCACAGTACGCCACCAAACTAGACAAAGCCGTTGTGCCTGTCCTTGCATTGGGCACAGTAGCCTTGGCGTTCTTGTTTATTGGAATATTGATATTTATTGACGTAGCCGCAGACCAGCAACAGATGATTATCTTTGCGTTAGGTTTTATTACTAGCTCGGCTGGTCAGGTGCTCTCCTTTTACTTTGGCTCTAGCCAAGGATCCAAAGACAAGACAAAAGAACTAGAAGGAATAATGAAACGATGACAAATCTTAGCGTACACTTTACCTTAGAAGAACTAACACACACGGATCACCGTGAGTTTGACAACACCCCAAACCCAGCTGAGACAGCCAACCTAATCCGTTTAGCTGGCTTGTTGGAGGATGTTAAACAACTTTTAGGTGGCAAGCCTATCATGGTCAACAGCGCATTTCGCAGTAAAGCCGTGAATGATGCCGTTGGAAGCAAAGACTCCAGCCAACATCGTATTGGCTGCGCGGCAGACATCCGTATACCCCAAATGACACCCGATGAGGTCGTGCGAGCCATTATTGCCGCAGACCTGCCCTTTGATCAAATCATTAGAGAGTTTGATCGTTGGACACATATCTCGGTTCCAAACACCCCAGATGGTAAGCCTAGGAAACAAGCGCTGATCATTGACAAAACGGGAACGCGCCCGTTTGCCTAATTTGCTATAATAGCAAACAGGAGGTACTATGTACAAGATTATTACATCTTGTATCTGTGCTGCCGCCGTCATGTTTGGGTCCGTGACATATGACCCACTGGCAAACTGGCTAGTACAGTACGAGAAAAAGTTTGAATGGGTGGCAGAGTCCACCATTGAGTTAGTAACAAGATTTGAAGGATTTCGCACCAAAGCCTACCAAGATGTTAATGGTAAGTGGACAATTGGAGTAGGGCATTTAATACGCCCACAGGATCGTTATATGCTCCATAGGGAGCTTTCTGAGGCAGAGGTAATAGATCTCCTTCACCATGACCTAAAAAAGTGCTCAGATGCCCTAGAATCGGCTCTAAAGGTCATGGTTAACAGACAACAAGCTGATGCCCTTCACAGTCTGTGCCATAACATTGGCCCAGATCGAATGGTGCGCTCAGAGGTAGTGTATTACCTCAACCAAGGTGATCAAGCCAAAGCGGCAGATGCCTTTATGAACTGGACTAATCCCGGTTTAAAGAAGAGAAGACAGGCTGAAAGGGCATTGTTTTTAGCCGAACAATAAGGGCGTAAAACCCCAATTTTCTGCATTATTGTATATAGAACACTTAACCTTAAGGAAGTAAAATGGAAGGCTTTAAAACACTAGCTAAGGGCGTCAAATGCTTTAAAGAGGTCGGCTCTGTATATAAATCACGTCACTCTGAAAAGTCAGAAGAAAAGTCCGACATCAAACAAGACAAGGCTATCGTCAAGAAGGCATTTGCCATGCACGACAAGCAAGAGCACAAAGGCGAAAAAACTGACCTTTCCAAATTAAAAAAAGGTGGTCGTGCTAAGAAAAGTGTTGGCACAGTTAAGAAGTTTGATAAAGCTAGCGGCGAATACGGCGCTAAGAAAACTTCTGGCGACAAAGACAAGATTAAACAAGCCAAGCAATTTAAGCCAGCTATGGCTGCTGCTCCTAGTGCTCCTATTGACAACCTTGAAGGCGTTCCAATGGAGTTCAAAAA